GACAAGAAGAATGATACAGCAAATACCTATTCATTAGATGTTAATACAAATGGTTCTGGTACATTTGACTTCTTTTTCAAAGTAGAAAATATGAAGTTGATGGAAGGTAACTATGACGTTGAGATTTCATCTAAGAATATCAGTCATCTAAGTAGCAAGAATCGTTCAGTTGAATACTGGATTGCTCTTGAAACAGAGTCAAAGTACGAAGGATAAATTGACAAACTACTTAGGATTATATTATGGAAAAATATTTGTGGGTCGAGCAGTATCGCCCAAGTAAGATTGATGACTGCATTTTACCAAAAGAACTAAAGAAAACATTTCAACAGTTTGTTGACGACAATCACATCCCAAACTTGATTTTAGCAGGTGGTCCAGGCGTTGGTAAAACAACAATTGCCAAAGCAATGCTAAATCAAATGGGTGTTACATCAATGATGATAAATGGTTCAGAGGAGTCAGGTATTGATGTTCTCCGAACTAAGATTAAAAACTTTGCGTCTACTGTATCACTTGAAGGTGGTCGTAAATATATTATTCTTGATGAGGCAGATTATCTAAACGCACAATCAACTCAACCAGCACTTCGTGGTTTTATGGAAGAGTTTCACAAGAACTGTGGATTCATTCTAACATGTAACTACAAGAATCGTTTAATTGATCCTCTACATTCAAGATGTAGTGTGGTTGATTTCATTATTCCTAAAGAAGAAAAACCACAACTAGCAAAAGAATTCTTTGTTAGAGTACAGAACATTCTTAAAAAAGAAAACATTAAGTTTGATATGAAAGTTGTTGCTGAACTACTTAACAAACATTTCCCTGATTGGAGACGAGTGTTAAATGAGTTACAAAGATATTCAGCATCTGGTCAAATTGATGCAGGTATTTTAATTGCTGATACTAACATTAATGACTTGATGTCGGCAATGAAAGCACAAGAGTTTACCAATGTTAGAAAGTGGATTGTTGATAATTTAGATAACGATCCTGTTAGAATCTATCGTAAGATTTACGATTCTTTATATGAAAAAATTGAACCAGCAACTATTCCACATGCTGTGGTTATTATTGCTGATTATTCTTATAAGTCTGCCTTTGTTGCTGACCAAGAGATTAACTTACTTGCGTGTCTTACAGAAGTTATGGCACAAGTGAGGTTCAAATGAGTTATGAATTAAAAGAATATTTAAATGCGATAAATTATAACAAAGAAAGATTAATGGATACCGAAGATCCGATGTGGGAAAAGAAGTATCCAGCATTTATTGTGAATAAATGTCTTGCACCCTTTAACGATACTATTCATCTCGTAAATGAAATGAATAGGTTTCATCACCTAGATAACAAACTTCAGTTTGACTTTTTACTAAATACACTAAGAACTCGTAAAAGATACAGTGCGTGGATGAAAGCGAGTAAACTGAAAGACCTAGAGTATGTTAAAGAGTATTATGGATATAGTAATGAAAAAGCAAAGTCTGCTCTTAATATGCTAAATGATGAACAATTAAACTCTATCAAAGATAGATTGAATAAAGGTGGCAAACATGGAAGATAATTACACATGGTCACAAGAGCAAATGTTTGAAGTTGCATTGAAAGAACCAGATGATTTTTTGAAGGTTAGAGAAACTCTTTCTCGTATTGGTGTTGCTTCTCGTAAAGAAAGGAAGTTGTACCAATCTTGTCATATCTTACACAAACAAGGTAAATATTTCATAGTACACTTCAAAGAACTTTTTGCACTTGACGGCAAAGATACAAATTTGACTGAGAATGATATAGCAAGAAGAAACACAATCGTGAAACTTCTAGGTGATTGGGGACTGATTACAATGAAAGAAACTCCAGAACCAATCGCACCATTAAGTCAAATTAAAGTTATTTCATTTAAAGAAAAAGATGAATGGACTTTAGAAACAAAATATAACATCGGAAATAAAAAGAAACAAGCAATAGGATAAGCAGTGGCATATTCAGATAAAGTTTTAGACCATTATGAAAATCCAAGAAATGTTGGAACTTTCGATCCTAACGATAAGTCCGTTGGTACTGGTATGGTTGGAGCACCTGCTTGTGGTGATGTTATGAGATTACAAATTAAAGTCAATGATGACGGAATAATTGAAGACGCAAAATTTAAAACTTATGGTTGTGGTAGTGCTATCGCTAGTTCTAGTCTTCTCACACAGTGGGTTAAAGGGAAGAATCTTGAGCAAGCCTCTGAAATTAAAAACACCGACATTGCAGAAGCATTAGCACTTCCCCCTGTAAAGATACATTGCTCTGTTTTAGCAGAAGATGCTATACGGAGTGCAATTGAAAACTATAAAATGAACAATGGAGAAAAAGATGTCGAATAAAATAATTAATGCTCTAGCAAAAAAGTATGAATATGAGATTGCTTCTGCTAAAGCAAACATTCAAGCATATATTGATAGTCCAGTGGGTATCGGTGAACACCCAGATTTAGTGGATGCAGTAAATGGTGAAATGACAAAACTTGCTACTGCTACTGATAATCTATCAACACTTGTGGCAAACTATCCATCTGATGCAGATGAACAACTTTTAATTGAAACACAAAGGGAACTCGATGTATAAGTCATTACTAATTTCTACAGCAATTATATTTTCTTCAATCGCAACAGCAGATCCATATGTTACAACTAAACATGAATTCAAATACAAAGATTCAGATTACAGTAAAACTATCAACCACATAAGATTCGGTAATAGTTGGACTACTGCTAACAAGTTTAAATTATATGCAGAAGTCGGTATCGCAGAATCAATTGATGATGGTGAAAATTGGTTTAGTGGTAATGCTGGTAAATCTTATCAGTTTGGATTTCAAAAAGACTTGACCTCAAGTTTCGCATTAAAAGGCAAATATGAAGGATTTGAGCAATCTGATGATGTTAACTCATCTAAATTTGAAATAATCACTAAATATAAGTTCTAAAACACTTGACAAAACAATATGAATAGTTTATACTTGATATCTACAAATGAGAATACTATATTATGCACTTCTATACTAATGTCGCACTTTGGGGTAATAATCTTCTATTAAGAGAATATAAAGATGGGGAACGAATTAATCGTAGAGTTAAATATTCCCCAACTTTGTTTTGCCCTGTTGCCAAAGAAACTGGTTACAAAACCCTTCAAGGTAAAAATGTTGCACCTGTAAAACATGACACTATGCGTGACGCACGTGAGTGGGTTAACAATTACAAAGATCAACCACATCTAATATATGGTAACACCATGTATCAATACAGTTATCTCTCTGATACTTACAAAGGTATTATTGATTGGGATATCGAAAAACTTCTAGTATTTACAATTGACATTGAGGTTGCTTGTGAGAATGGATTTCCTTCTCCAGAAGAAGCAATTGAACCAATGTTATCAATCACAATTAAAAATCATCAGAACAAACAAATTCTAGTTTGGGGTATTGGTGATTACCATACAGACAGAGATGACGTCACATATGTTAATTGCGATGGTGAAGTACATCTACTCAAAGAGTTTTTATCTTTCTGGGAAAACAACTGTCCTGATATTGTTACTGGTTGGAATACTGAGTTCTTTGATATTCCATATATTTGTAATCGTATCAAGAATGTTTTTGGTGAAGATGAAGTAAAAAGATTATCGCCTTGGAAGAGTGTCACTGGTAAAGAAATATTTAAGATGGGTCATAAACAACAACTGTATGATATTCTTGGTGTAGGTATGTTAGATTATTACGACTTGTATCGTAAATACACATATACAAATCAAGAATCATATCGTCTTGACCATATTGCGTTTGTCGAGTTAGGTGAAAGAAAAGACGACAATCCATATGAAACATTCAAGGACTGGTACACAAAAGACTATCAATCATTTATTGACTATAACATACAGGATGTAGAGATTGTAGACAAACTCGAAGACAAGATGAGGTTGATTGAATTATGTCTTACAATGGCATATGATGCAAAAGTAAATTACATGGATGTTCTTGGTTCTGTTAAATATTGGGATATCTTAATATATAACTACTTAAAAGAAAAGCATATTGTTATTCCACAAAAGATTTCTTCTGAGAAATCAGAACAGTTTATTGGTGCATATGTTAAAGAACCACAAGTGGGTGCTCATGATTGGGTGGTTTCATTCGACCTAAATAGTCTGTACCCACATTTGATAATGCAGTATAATATTTCACCTGA